CATCTTGTAATCCTTTGAGTATTTCAGCATATATTTGTGCTTCGTTTACATCGTTTACTAAACTATCTGGATCAATATCTTGAGATATAGCTAGTTCTTTTAACAAATTTGGTATCTTAATAAACGGTGCAAGCATTGGGTTAGCTACAGTTTGTAGCAACATAGTTAATCTTTGTGAACGTACTTCTTTTTGCATTACAGAAGCAGCACCCCTTGGTTTAATTTCAAGATCACCAATTATTCTTGGATTACTGTCATTAAACTGCATGTTCCATTGAAAGAAAGCTTCTCCCATTGGTTTAAGTAGATAATCATCTATGTTTTTAATAACTGTTTTTATAGATAATCCAGAAGAACCAAGCAACATAGATAACCCTGCAGCTGTTCTTCCAGTACCAGTTACACCTGTTTGTCCGTGCATAATACTAGGTATACCTGTTTCTTCATCAGCAAGTTGCCTTGCCTTATCATACATTTGTATATTTTCACCAGCAGTACTAGGAAATTTTATGCCATTTATAGCGGTTCCAGTGACTCCTGATTGCCTTCTAAAGACTTTTCCGGGGAAAATGTCATAATTTTGTCCGGGTACAAGTGATGTCTCATCTACGTCAAATACAAGGTTGCCAGCTAAAGCTAAATTATCTATAGCCATACGCACATGACCATTCATAAGCATCTGTGCATCTTCCATGTTTTCTGGTATACCAACACCCCAAATTTGATATGGGTTTAGTTCATATGGAAAAGCATAGTATGGCATTCTCTCTGGTGTAAATGGATTACCACAGGCTCGTAATACCTGTCCTCCAGAAATCCAGATATTTACCTGTACTTGATCTAGTGGATCTAATTTATCTGCGTCTTCAATGCCTATTTGACTGGCAATTGTAGCATCTAGTATTCCCCAGTATTCTAATACTTCGTACCTTTCTTGATCAGCATATGGTTGGTTTTGATCATCACGAATTGTATCTTCAAAGTATTTTTCTGTATAGTTACCTCCTCCAGCAATAATTTCTCGTATTGCTTCTGGGTTAAACATAGGTAATTTCATAAGATTACGTAGTTGAGAACGATTCATTTTGTGACGTTGTATTACATATTCACAATCATTTATATTTGTTGCAGATGGATCAGGATATACATCCCAAATACTAACAGCTTCAATGCGAGGTACAAGTTTATCTTCAGGAACATATTGTCTTCCTTCTTCAGTATCTTCCCATTTATGTATAGTTTTACCATAATTAAACGGGCCTTTTATTATTCCTGTACCAAGAAGAGTTGATTCAAATATAGCATGTCTTAAAACATTAACTGCATTAGTATCAGTAAGTTGATCTTGAATAACTTTTTCCATTTGTAACGCAGAAGATTGTGCTGGAGAAATTTGGGGTTCTCCTATTTTGGCTGGCCCTTCTGCTATCGGAGCATCTGGACCAAATTTATTAGCCATAGAACCTAAAAAATCAAGACTAGGTTCAGTTGCCCCTGTTGCTCCCGGAGGTAACTCTCTACCATCTCCAGCAAAACCAAAAGGATCTACAGGAGCTTGTTCTTCCATCTGATCAATTGGAGTTTTTAAATGGGCAAACTCTGCAACTCCTTCAGGAACTGGTGTATGTTCTACATTTATTGGAAATTTTTTATTAGCAAATAAAATATCTACAATTTGACCATAGGCAGCAAGCACTTTAGTTTTGGTTATTTTTATAAATACTTTAGATTTTTCTGTAGAAGTATACTGTGTAGTAGAGTCATATACTCCACGAAAGTTTTTATATGCTTTTAACCAACGTGTTTCGTGAGTTTGCCTACTATCTTCAGCAGCTCGCATACGACCTGTAATTAGTCCTATAACTCCAGAACTTTCAGACATCTTTTCTGTTAAATCAATTGGATCAGCCATACTGTTCCCTTTGTGTTATTGTATTATGGTGTGTATTTATCAGCACCCATTATTGTACCTAACGCACCAGTGTGCTTTGAGGAAACTGATTTAGAATCTTGTGTTTGTTTAAATTCTCCTGAGTTTGCACCCATAATACTTTTATTTAATTTTTCACGGTGTAATGAACTTTCGTTAGCTTCATTCATTCCGCCTTGTTTACCCATCTGACTCATTATGTAACCAGATTTGTATGCACCTTTTACTCCTTGTGGCATAGTTGCCTCCTTTTTGGTTGGTTATTGTTGTTAATTATTAGTAAACTTCTTCTTCAGCAAGTTTATTTGCTACGTCTATAGTATGTTGTTTTTCTGCTTCACTTTCTTTTATAGTTGGTGCTATTATACTACCCGGTGGAAGTAGAGATAACTGCCTAGGTAGTGCACCACTAATTTTTTCGTATGCAACTCTAAAATCTTGTCGTTCTTCATCTGTATCAATTCCAAATAAGCTTAGTACTTGTCCTCGCATATCTTGTTGTCCTGCATGAGGGCCTTCATCTATAGTAAATGCTTCTTCTCCAAAAACTTCTGGTGGCATTTTTCTTATTTGTTTAGCCGTATATAATCCTGCTGCAAAACTAACAAATGGCATATACTTTCCTATTCCTTTAAAAAATTTTCTTATTGAGTTTCTTCCAGCCCTTGTGTTCATATCTGCACCAGTTTCTTTTACTACTTTATCTATTTCTCCCTGTGTAGCAGGTGTTTGATTATCTAAACGATTTCCAGCATCTATTAATTTAGATCTTTTTTGTAGTTCTCCGGCTTGGCCCTTTAATACTGTTGGTGGCTTATCTACTTTAGACTTATCCATAACCATTTCATATGCTTTTTCAAAAGTTAACTTTATACCAGCTGCTGTTTTATTGTAATTATTCATAAGAGTCATAGCTTTTTGATATACATCAAAGTTTGCACTAGCAGTATCTTTTGATAAATTAGCTAATCGGCTTGTTTCTCTTGCTTCTATAACTTCTGAAGAATCTGGCTGATATGTAACTGTTGTTGGAATAATTTCTTCCACATCAATTTGGTTGTTTACACTTGGTGGAATAATAGTTTCAGTTTTAAATTCTGGTACAGCATTTATGTAATTACCAACAACGCCACTTTCGTCTGCACCTAATATATTCCACTTGCTGTTTAACTCTGTATAATTTTTATACCCTAAAAGTTTAGCTATATTTTGTTCCATGGCTGTATTAAAAGCTCTTAAATTATCTATAGGTGTTGGTGTTCCGGGCAAGTAGTATTGACTACCTACAGCACTAATCATCTCAGAACCTTCACTTATTTCTGATTTACCATGCCCTAAAAGTTCATCAGCAAGAGCTCGTTTACCAGTTTTTCTTGCATTCCAAGCCATAGTTAATCTTCTTAAATCAGTAAAACCATTCGGAATTGGTTTATCTGGTCTATTTAACAATCCTATTTCTTTAGCTGTAAAAATACCCCGTGGGTTATCTTTAGTTATTTTAAATATATAAGTATTAACTATAGAACCTAAATTAATATTTTCAGGAAGATCATCCCACATACCAACATCTTCAGCAATTTCACCAAAGTTTGTTATATTATCCCATCTTCTATCCATCATATCTCTAAGAAAAGGACCAAGAGGTACATTTTCTGGTAGTTGTTTTTTACCTTCTTCAACAATACTTCCTGCTATATTTCCAACTTCTCTATCATAAAAAGCTCTTGGAGGAGAAAGTTCTTGAGCTAAACCTCTATCTGCTACCATTTCTAAATTTTGATCACCTCTAGTTCCGAGCAAATTAATTAAAACAAATTCTCTTAAACTCCTATCAGGTATTTCCCTAATTCCTTCAAATATTTTTTTCATTATGCCATCATAATTTTTCATATTTTCAATAGGGGCAAATATATTTTTAACTTTTTTTGATCGTACAGGTAAACCCTCAGTTAAAGTATTTTTTACAACATTAGTTAGTGTTTTATAATTAGTACCTTTCATATCTCTTAAGGGGGTTTCTACATCTATAAACTTTTGTGTAAAATAATTATTAATTTTATTTTGATGTTTTTTTACGGTTGATACAATTCCAGCAGGAGTTTCTTTATTGCCTTTAACTTCTGGAAAAGCTCCTTGCATATGATATAGTATAGTTTTAACATTTTCAGATACATCATATTTTCCTAAACGTATCTTGTTAGCAATTTTTAAATTTAAGCCACTTTGATACATTTTTGCAAACCACACATCTCTAGCAGTATGATTACCAGCAGCAATTTTAGCTACTAAGTCTTCACGAGAAGGTATGTCTTTTATAGATTTAATATTCATAACATCTAAAAGTGCTTT